AACAAAATAGGTCTATTCATATCTGCAGGAATTGGCACAAAGCCATTTGAATCTGCTGTGCCAAATGTTGAATATGGATTGGTACGCAAGGCTGGTAACTCAATGTTACGCATCATCAATTCAGTTAGATAGATACATTGCTTTACTTCATCATCATTGCTTGAACCTGTCCACTGTTGAACATATTGTACCAAATCTGTTCCAGTGTTGATTGGAAATAAATTACTCATACTTTATGGCCTTTAAAGAATTTCTCTGAACCCACTGGGTTAGGATATGGCACTTCAACAGGAATAGGCAATTTGCCTCCTGGGTAGCAGACAAACACATTGTATTCCTTTTCTACTACCTTGTAAAACTGTGCCTTAAGTGTACGATCACGTTTGATTGCGGCCCAAGGCATACCACCAAAATACTTGTTTGAAATTTCAAAGCTCATTACTTCAGGTAATTCCATCCATTTGTAACCCAACTTGCCATCTGGCATAATAGGTGCTAATGGATCAATGAATCCTGCTTCAGCACGAGAACGATATTCCTTACAATGTTGCATAATAGCAGGAACGTTCATTTGTTCGCGTGTCAAATACATCTTGCCGTGATCACGGCCAGTGGTAACTTTGATGTTTTTGCTTAAATTGTAATCAGTACGTGACCAATCACCTTTAAGTTGTTTATATAATGTGTCGTTTTGTAATAAACGATCAGCAATTCCATTATCAGTGGTAACTAAACCACCTTTATCCCAACGATGTGCGTCTTGGTTAAACTCTGGATCTGGCCCATCAAGTTCTGACTTATCGTGGTAATTATCAAATTCATTGTTAGTAGTCATATATCTATTTATGGCCAAAGGAAAAGGGCTCCTAAGAGCCCCTTCCATATCATAAAATCTAAATTAATTTAGATTAGAATGATGTTGCGTCCCACGCATTTAAACGACCTACATAAGTTGTAGAACGTACTGCACCAGTAGCAACAGAAGCACCAGAACTGCTGATGTCGTGTAGAACACCAACACCTGCTGGGTTACGTACAATCAATGTACCTTCTAAGATGAACTGATCTAAAGACGCATCAGCGTTAGAGAACACTTCATTGTTAGGACCTAGATCACGTAAACTACCCCATTGCAGAACTTCTTCATTCAAGAAGTAGATCTGATTACCTACACCAACTTGATCCATAATCCAAGAATCAAAAATCTCGTATGTGTAGTTGAAGTCGCCTTCGTATGTAGCGATTGTGTCGCCACGCTCACTGTTTACACGGTTGATACTACGACTTGTAGGCATTGTATCAGATAAGTGTGTACGTAGTGATGTTGGGCAAACGATTGTGCGAATCTTCGCATTGAAACGTTGCTCTGCTGTTGTAACTAATTGCTTATACAAACTAGGAGCAAATTGTTGCAAACTAGATGTGTAAGAATAATAGTTAGAACCTAGACCTTCACCATTGTTTGTACCAGCAACACCACCAATGATCAAACCAGAAGTTGGAGTGATTGTGTCTGTGTTTTCTGCGTTATAAACTGTGTAGAAAGTACCAGTTGGGTTGAAACTGTGTGTGCCAGCGAATGAATTCAATGAACCCATACGACGACCAGTTTGTGGACCATATGTTGTTACTAATGATGGAGGTGTTCCAACAGAAGTTACAGGTGGTGTAGAACTAACAGCGGCATAAGCACTTTCAGTAACATACTGAACGTTACCTAATTGGTTACCAGTTACAGCATTAACATAAACGCTGTTTGTAGCACCACTTAATACAACACCAGCATTACCTGTTAATACACCGTTGGTAATACCAGTAGTAGAACCAATAACGTTACCTGCCATACCAACAGCAGAACCTGATTGACCACTATACTTTGTACCAATTTGGTCAGCACGTACGATCTGTGCTTCAACGTCAAACATTAATTCAATTAACTGTTTAACTTCTTGGTATGCTTGTGGATCTCCACCAGATTGTTCAACAGCACGTGCTGTGCCAGTAGCACCAACAACTGTACTGAAAATCTGTGTGTAGTTACCTAAGTTAGCACGTGATTGGCCTTCTACCAATGCACCACTAACAGCGGCACCTTCTTGGTTCGCTTGAATTGCTGGTAAACGATATACGTCGTTTGTCCATAATGGTAAAGTTGAAACAACTTTACGCTTCTTTGCCATACACATATTTAGAACTGGGGTATCGTCCTTAACACGGTTGGATACATCTAAGTCTAAGTCTTTAACAACGATATCAGTTTGATAACCTGTTGTACCATTGCCAATGACTGCGGTTGAGTTATAACCTTGGGCTGCCATAATATTTCTCCTTTAATTTTGGCTTTCTTATCTTCGTTTCGCTCTAATTGCTTGCAATTGGGCTACTAGTAAGTTGTCTGCGGCTTTTGTATCGCCACGCTTGGCTTGTTCGCGAAGAGTAGACATATTATCCTGCTGACGGCCTGGATTAATGGAACCTGCGGTCTTGCGTGTAGTTAGTGCGGCAATGCTGTTACCAGCGGCTTTCGCCTTGGGACGATCGCGATACTTTAGACCATCTCGTATCAAGGATAAGATATGCTCATCACTTGTTACTAGGTCTAAGTTATCAACACCAGGAACCAATTGATTCTTAGCGGCTGACCAACCCTTACTTACCTTTTCGCGAACTTCATCATAGATTGCCGCATTACGTAATTCCTTGTCTTGGAATTGTTTACGGTTACTATCAAGAATCTCACGAACTTGATTACTACGCAATTGATAAAACTGTTCCAGATTTGGCTTTAGACGATTGATAGTTTGACCAATTTGTTGTAGGTATCTATCATTCTGTTGCATATTAGCCTGTATCTGAGCCTGTTGTACAGGATCTTGAGTACGTGCTAACTGCTCTCTAAAGGTATTCTGATACTGTTGTACCTTTATTACCTCATCGTACGCCTTCTGTAATTGAGGACGTACTGTAAATTCCATTGCTAACATTAAGCCATCAGTCTCAGCCTTTTTGTTTGTGAGATACTCATCAAACTCAGCCTTCTGAATCTTTAATTGTCTTGCTTCTTCACTAATTGCGGCACCTTGACCTAGGATAGCGGCGGCTTTCTTAGCGTCTATTTCAATTTCTTTGCCATTACGCATAAATTTAAATTTAGCGTTAGGATGAGTTTCTGCAAACTCTAAGAAATCAATAACTTCTGCTTGAGTTGAATCTGGTTCACTTACCTCTTCAGGGGCTACACCTTCTTCAATGCCATCTTCATTATACTCTGCTTCTGGTTCTGCAACTTCTGGCTCATTCAAATTGGTATCGCTCTCAGGCGTTTCTTCCTGGACCTCTACACCTTTAGGTGCCACAGGGGCTTCTGTTTTTGCCTCATCAGAAGAACCTGTCCCAGCGGGTAAGGTAGCGGCTGTTTGGTTACGCATTGCGGCCATTTTTGCGGCTATTGCATCCAGTCCCACACTGGCTTCTTTGACAGGGACCGTGTCCACAGGGACATTAGGTATATCATTAACAACTGTATCCATTGGATACTCCTTTTATGTTACGCTATGGGGTCTTCAGTGGTCACTTGACCTGTCTGATGACTTACCACGCGGTTCTTAAAATAAATCGCACGTTTAAGCGATTTAATGAACTCATCAATGCCAGTGAGTTGGTTGCTAATGGCAACTCTCTGACTATTTTCTTCTGCTGAATGTCCTATAATTTCAGTTAGAACATCCACACGTTCAAATCTAAACGTATGAACAAAGTACGCAAAGTCTTTGTTCTTTAATAAATTTTCTGCTTGACTGCCCATTTCCTTAACACGGTCCAATTGACTTGGAGTCATCTTTTTGATGTTGTTAAGATCAACAGTCAAGCGTTTGTTAAACGCTTCTACAACGTCATTTTCAATCATTTCAATTCCTATCCAATAAATCTATTTATGCATTAATAAGCACGAGCCTTATGTTCGCCTATTAAGGCTACACCTTCCAATTGACGTTTGGCATCGTTACCGTTCATATCAGCAATAATCTCTTGAGCACGTGCTTGATCCAACTGTGCCCCTGCTTTGTCTTTGAGATCTTTAGCAGGTGGATTTTCTTGAGCGGCTTTTTGTGCGGCTTGTGCTTTTTGTGCGGCTTGTTTGGCCATTTCAGTAACTTCATCTATTGTTACCAAGTAAGTATCAGCATCTTTAACGCCTAAAGTATACAAAGTATCTTCATATGGCTTACGCATTTTCTTAAACAGTTCAGGACTTGTAATACCTGCTTGTACAGCCTGTGCTACTTCAGCACTTAATTGTGTTTGTGTTTGTTTAATAATTTGACTGCGTTGTAGACTATTTTCTTCTGACTTCATACCCAGGGCCAGGTCAATATGAATAGTTTTACGTTCATTAAAATCCATATTGTCAAATGCTTCACCATCTAAGAAGATAGGTTTTTTTTCTGGATGGAATTCAGCGGCCAATTTCTTAACGCCATAGTCATCTGCGTGTGCAACTAGTGTACGCCATACCAACCAGATAGCATCTTTAAGACCTTCAGCACTATTCTTAACTGTGTTGTCTTGAATAATTTGATTTGGGCTTAGGGCTAAGTTTAATTTTGCTCCTGAATTACCTGGATCCATAATTTCTGGATTAAATACGTCTTGCGGACTGGTCATACCAGTCATAGCCATTTGGTCATTTTGCATACGTGTCAAGGTATTGTCCATAAATGTTGGATTACCTTGTGGCACAGGCATTGGATAGATATCTTTTGCTGGATCAAACTTTGAATCTAAAATAAAGATTGCGGCTTCACCATCTTGTATTTCTTCAAAGTCAACGCGATCAGGTTTGACGCCAATACGCGGAGTTGATTGTAATAGACCCATCATCAATTCAGCACGATAACCTGATGTCATATATTCTTGCATAGGTACTACTGATTCAGCAATACTCATACCATAAAAGTTTTGTGGCAATGGCTTTGGTACCATATTTGCCACAGGAATAAATTCTACTTCACGTGCTGAAATAACATATTGGCCTGAATAGATCAATTCAACAAGTTCCAACTCGCCATCACCATCAATGTCATAGCGATTCCATACAGTAAGCACAGTAACCTGACGTGCTTCAGGTTCTTGTGCGGCATAACCTTGGGCTGGGAGTCCATTAATAGGCACACTATCACGAGCGTGAATGGCCAGATTATTGAGGAGGCTACCAGCCTGATAAGCACCCACGTTTGAGTATTCAGCATAGATCTTAAACTCCTCCAGATCAATGTCTGGATACAATTCAGTTGCTTCTTGAATACTCATTGGTTTGTAAAAACCGCAGAATGGTTGATCTTGTATTTCAATAACTGTTGGGTCGCACATCCAATAGTGTTGTGCGATAGGGCGAAACTTGACATTAATAGTATAACCAGTTAGTTTATACTCTGCCTCATATATGGTATTGCGAGCAATGGCTTCATCCAAGGCATCTTCGCCTTCTTGTAATTGTATATTGTTTTCATCCGCAAAATCTTCAACAGGATTTTGTGCTGAATCGCCGCGAGCAATAGCACGTGAGCGATCAATACGTTGTTGAATCATTTGTTCTGCTTGATCCTGTCCAGCACCTTGTAAGAATTGTTGTGTTTCAGCAACAACTTGTTCCATATTAACGGACTTCTTACGGCGGCTGTTGCGTTTTGCGGTTAAGCCTGCTTCTTCTGCTTGTTGTTCAAATGCTTTTAATTGGTCCAAGGTACCAGACGTTGTTACATAACGTGTAACACTTTCACGCATTGGAGCAATAAGCATTTCGCCATTCTTGTGTAGGCAAGCATCCATTACCCAATGTTGTAGAATAAAGTGTGGATCATTGTTTTGATTGATCAACTTGTGAACCATATTGGTTGCTTGACGTGCGGCCGCTTCATCCGCTTCATTGTCAGCAACAAATTCAAAGTTGATTTCACCATTCTGTGCCATACCTTTAACGATCACGGAGGTAGCATAATCTACAGCAGGTTTTACCACAGGGTGAATGTAGTCAATGCCATTTACTGGTTCTGTTGACTGTGTCATTGCCAGTACAAGATAATGATAATCACTTGTACGGTTAATATTATTTTTAGTCGCTAACAAACGTAGGTTTGCCGCACACTTTTGGTCTAGCAAACTCTTCATTTTCACGAATCGTGCTAAAGAGCCAGTGTTTGTATTTAGATTACTAACTACTACGTTTTTTAGGTCTAACATTGTCTAATACCTTTGTTTATTTTATTATTTATGCCCTACTCATCTGCGGAGTAGACACGTTTCCATCCAGTTTGATTAACCATCTTCTGACGTGCTTTTTGTATCTTCATATTGTGTGCGGCGTCGCGGAAACGTTGGCTTGGACTACGACTATCATACTCTTCTGCCCAGCCATTTAAACAGCCTAACAATGCGTAACGTGCGGAATCAATACAGTCATCAGGGTCTGAGAAGCGACCCTTGTCATCTACATAGTAATTTTGACATTCGCGTAAGAATTCCACACAGTTTTCATTAACGTGTAAGGTGCCCAACTCCAACATCTGACGCATAGTGTTTATACCAAATGCCTTATGATTGGTAGTACGTCCTTGTTCATCTGGGGGATTGCGTATGGGTTCAGGATAAATGTTTAATTCATACTGTTCAAACAATTGACGTATGCTTAAACTACTCATAGTATAACGTCCCACAGTTCCACCATCAGGTGGTAGCACTATAGGACAGCCAAATACTTCTGGACGCATTAGATGTTGTACATAATTTACAGGATTGGCTTCTTCTGTGCCTTTGACTACAATCTGACGATCTAACCAGGCTTCTTGATTGTTTGGATCCCAATACACGAGACTTAATACTGTTTTGTCATTGACCAAGCCCAGGTCCAAAGCAATAATACGCAATATACCAATACTATTACGGAAATCATATGTACCTGTTTTGTATGTAGGCCAGTTGCGGATTTGGAATACTGCTCCTTTGCCCATAACAGGCACACCATTACGGCGAGCATCACGTTCGTGTGGAAGATAATCTCTTTCAAGTTGTTGTCTCGTTGCGTTTAATAAGAATGGTTCATTCCAGGGATCATATTCTGGCACATCGTCCCACGACACACGTATGTGATCATATCCGTCTTCGTGATTCCAAAACTTGCTTACAAGTCCATTGAGACCTTTGAGCGGAGTAAACGAACACAGCACTTGTCCTTGTGTGGTAGCGGTACGTGTAACAATTTCACTAAAGAAATCGTCTGGTGGTTGTTCATCAAATACTGCCAGGTTCAATTTGAAACCCTGCATCTGACGCACTTCTTGCGTGTAGTTGGCAAACAGTAGATAACTTTTACTACCTGACACGTGACGTATTTCAACACCAATACAATTTGCTCCATCACTACGCATAGTATCAGTAACGATACAATCACGGGGAATAGCACCAGTACCAATATGATCTCTAATTTTGACATCATTGGTGCCTAACAATTCATTTTGTAATACCAAGGCAACCTGTTGCCAACCTTCACCTGCAACCATTACGTTTACAGGTTTATCAAAACGCACACCAGGCCACCAATCAGGATAAAGTCCAGTAAGATGCATTGCGGTTTCATAACAGGTACTAACAGTTTTACCAATACGATTGGCAGCCAGGATTCCACGACGTTGGCTTGTGCCTGTGGCAAAGAAACGTAGTTGATGTTGAAATGGACGAAAATACTTTAGTTGATTGTACTCCATATCATCACGCACAGCAATAGCCAAGTCCTGGAATTTGTTTTGTACTTCGCCTGGTAAGGTCTGTATGTAAGCAGGATCAACACGATGCTGTTCGCATACGTAACGCACAGCACGACGCATCAACACGGCTGGATCAATCATTTAGAATCCTGAGCGAATTTGATTTAAAAAATATGCTGTTTCAGCAAGTTCATTAAGTTCAATAGTTGACATACGCCAGGTTTCAGGATCGCTAATATCACAGCCATCACGCTTGTCCAGGCCTGCTTGTAAGCGTTCCATAGTCAAGCGTAGGCAATGCTCTACCTGCCCTGGATACTTTTCTGCAAAGGCTTCACGATGTACACGATTGACCTTTTGCAGAATCTTGGTATCAGCGACCAAACGGTTCTGTTGTTCGCGATCACGTTCAGCGTCACGACCTGGACCATCAGTCATTACATACCCCAAGGATTATCTAAGGCTTCACCAGGATTACCACCAATGACAAAGTCACGATCAATCCAGGTTTCCCATTGTGTCTTGTTGCCAACCTTGTGCTTGCTCATAAAGTTTTTCAAGCGTGTGCCAATGGGAGTAATACGTCCATTTGCGTGTTGGATAACCTGTTCGCCTGTGCGTGGATCAATCCAGGTATAACGTTCTGGAGTACGTTGACCAAACTTGTTGATACGCTCGCCCACAGGACGTTGTGCAATAGGACCAATGATTTCATAGGTAATGGTACCATCAATATACTTGCGGAAGATTACACTACACTTTTGACCCTGTGCTTTGAACTCTGGATCTGGATGTGGAAAGATATCGCTTTGGAACATAG